ATGATAACTATGTTTACCACATACTGCAATCTCTTTACCTGTTAACTTAATAGCAGTTTCTACGGCTGCACTTCCACTATTTGTAAAATAAACTCTACTCATCTTTGTTCTTTTACAAATCTCATTGGCGTATTTTTCAGCAATCTCACTATGATAACCAGAAAAGTTACTTGCATATGGTAACTTGACTAACTGTGTCATCATAGAGTGTTTGATATTTTCATTTGAATAACCAAGAGGTACATTCCACAAACCAGACATTGTGTCTTTATAAACCTTACCGTCTTTAGTCAATAATTCATAATACTTGGCTGATATAACTTGTTCAGCCTCTGAATATATCTTACTAAAACTTAATATTTCTTTTGTCGCCATAATAAAAATACTTCCCTATCTTCTATTTGTCCTGTGTCTTTTACTTCAAAACCTAATCTTTCATTAAATTTAACATATTTTCTATCACAACAAGACCAATTAGTTTTCCATATAATTTTATTGTCAAGATATCTACCTAGTTTTATACCTGCACCAAGTTTATTAGATATTAAGTAACCATCATAAATTTCATCACCACATATATTATACCAATACACACCTTTTAAATCTTTGTCAAAGTAACCTAACCATTTACCTGCACCTCTATAAAACTGTTTAAGTTGAGGCCATTTATTTGCAAGAACAATTAAATGTTTTCTCCACATGTGAAAATCATCATGCCATTTATCTTTATGTTTTTGTTTTTTAACAAATTCTAATGCCTCTAATTCTGTAATATGTTTAATCAATGGCTATCCTATACATTAATCTTTTATCCATCTTTTCAAATGCATGTCTTTTGTGTATTGTTAACCATTGTTCACTAATCACAACATCACCATCTTCCCAATGATGGTCATATCTATACTTGTCTTGTAATATATGATTTTTTAAATATTCATATAAGTCTTTTGGTACACCACCTAATATCTGTAGATAAGGAAAAAATAATCCTGTTACACCTGCCTCATTTGTATAAACTAAATCGTGTTCTAACTTTGTATTATGATGTTCTTTAAAGAAAGGGTCATCTGTATAACCTCCTCTTTTAAAACCACATGTAAATTTTACCTTTTTACATTCTTCTTTTATATCATCTGGCAAATCATTATAACTTTTATGATTATCAATCCAACTTGTTATACTACCTTTACTACCTTCAACTGCATATATCCATATTATTGGACTTCTTTCAGGATTACTAGGTTTATTACAATGCCAATCTAAAGTTTCTTTGTGTCCAAACAGAGCACCCTCTGTGACTTTGATAACACCTGGTCTTTCTATAATTGTCTTCCATCTAGGGTCACCTGCCTGTGGAACATTACCTATACTTTCAGCTAACTTTAAATTTTCAACTGAATTAATATTTCCTAATTTTATTGGAACTACTAAATCTGTAAATATCTTTTTTCTTATATCACTTGGAAGTTTTTGCATAATATCTCTTTTGTTTCATCATTACAATCAACATTTAACACAACCATATAACTATCGCCATATGAAAATAAAGTATGTGATTTATTTGTATTTAAAAAATAGGCTCTACCGTGCTCAAAGTTTAATATCTTATCTTCATACACAAAAAATAATTTATGTGGATTACAATTTTTTAATGGTATCAAAACTCTAAAACTAGGTTGTTGTTTTACATACTGAGGTATATCTCTATGTGGTGGAAAATAACCACCCTTAGGAATATACAGTATATGTGACCGATAAATATGATTTTTAAAGGGTTGAACTAGTTTCTGTATCTCAGGACTATCGTTATACACCTTAGTAAATTTATTAAATTGTCTTTCAGTATAACTGGTATTGTTTTCTTCATTATATTGTTTAAAAGAATCTAAATCAATACCACCTAACTCACCATCTAAACTTGTTATACTCAAGCCATATCTTTCTATATTTGTTCTAGGATTATATTTTGAATAAGAAAAATGTTTTATCTCATCAAATAACTTTGAAACATTACATGATATTTTTAAAGGTATAAAATCACCAAACGATAATATATTATTGTAACTCATATCACTATTTATCTGTTCCTAAATGATGTACTATTTTAGTGTCTTCTTCTATTGTATCTTTACTACACCATCTTTCTGGCATAGTGGTTACTAGTCCACCATTTTCTATAACCGTATCATATACAAAGTTTTGTTCTCCATAATATTCATAATGAACTGTACCATTATTAAAGTAATGTAACTGCCATTTTTCTATATCTGAACTAAATTTATCCCAAACGCATTGCAAACTACCTGATTTAAATTTATACCAACCACCGTTTATAGGACAGCGAGGAGAGTGGTCCCACCAGTTTTTGTAGGTTACTAACTCGTTATCTTTGACAGGATAATTAATCATATCGGATATATCTCCTACTACTGTTTGGTCAATATCAACAATTATAGTATCTTCTTTCGAATCATTAAAGTATTTTAATTTATGCCAATGTTTTTTTATATTGGTAAAGTCTGTTATCTGGTCACAAACTAATTTAACATCATATTTCTTAAATTCTTTTTGTAAATTTGTCACATTAGAGTAATCATATTTGTTGCCATAATATATACAGTATGCTATCATATCCAGTTATCCTTTACAATGTCGTGGTCTAAACAATCATGTATCTCTGGTTTTTGGTGAAATAATGCAACAGAATATTCTGGTCTATATTTAAAATTTGTATTATCAAATTGCCAATGAGCACCATCTCTATATGAATATATTATATCTGTATCAAATGTTTCAAATGTAGTTTCATGTGACAAAAATCTGTCATCACCATCATATTTAAAAATATAATATTCGGGGTCTTTCATAAACTTTTCATATATTTTAGTTTCGTTAGACCATGCCATAACAGACGAATTATTTAAAGATGTGCCAATATCAGGTCTATCAGATACAAACTTTGCTTTTCTAGGGTCTTTCCATACAGGATTAATTAACTTGTAAGTGTTAGAAACTAACTTGTCAATATTATTGTGTATGATAACATCCAAGTCAAAATATAAACATGTGCCTGTATGTTTAAAAATAGATATTTTATTCCAGTAACCAGGTAAATCATCTGACTGTATAGAAAAAGGATATAATTCAGGCTTATCTGTAATACACCAAAATTTATGTGGTAATTTTAAATGTTTTTCTACAGCTGATTTTAGTTTATAAACATATTGACTACCATATTTGGTACCTACATTTACACAATATACATTAATTTCCTGCATAATGAATAACCTTTACATCTTCGTGCCAATCTTCATCTAGTAAGTATTTGTTACCTGACCATTTTTTATAATCATGTTCAATACAAGTTTGAATATAAAAATCATCTTTGTGCCATTTTACAATATATTTTTCAGGAAACATTGATACATTTGTTTTATTATCTTCTAACATTTTTTGTACAAAGTGCTGTTCACCATTTACAGGTCCACTAGTAATACCTTTTCTTATAAAATATTCTTGCCAATATTCTATATCTTTTTCAAACTCATTTACAATATATTCATGTTCACCATTTTTAAACTTGTATATACTACCACTTAATGCAAATTTTTTATTTTGATTATCTTCTCGCCATCTCCACCAAAATCTATGTGTTCCTCTAAATTCTTTATTTGTAATAGGTTCAAATAAAAAATCACAATTTCTAATTACAACCTGGTCAATATCCATTAATATAATATCTTCACCGTCAATAACATTTTTTTTAAAATAAGTTAACTTATGCCATTGTAATTTTCTATCTTGTTTGGTAATAGGAATTTTTATTATATCTTTCCAAAAACCTGAATGGTCAGATAAACAATAAAACTTAAAAGGTTTTGTAGTATGTTTTTTTAATGCGTGATATAATTTATTTACATCATCAGCTTTATACTTTGAACCATCACCTGTTAATACTGTACATATATTAGCCATCTCGTTTACCAATCACCATAAATCTTTTATATTCTAAATCGTCCCTACCTTTTAATTTTAATCTACCATAATAATAGGGTTTTGTTATATTAGATTGTTCATTTAATTCGTAATAATCTTTTACACAATTAATATGTTCTCTTTCATTTACCATATCATTTGATTGCAAAATATAGAGAACTTGATTATCATTATTAAAAGATATAGAAGACATAGGTAACATATGTTCACATGAAGTGTTTATACAAATATTGGTATACTTTTCTGAAAAATCTGTAAAGTTTATATCTTCTTTTATGTAATTGATATTTACATTATTATATTTTCTACCTAAAAATTTTCTACCAATATCTAATGCGTCTTCGTCCATATCTATCAAATGTATATCTTCTATACCTTTGACATTATCGACCAATAACGGCACTATTACATTACCGTACCATGAACCTAATATTGTAATTTTTTTAATTGGTAAATCTGGTCTATCTTTGAGAACAAGCAATAGTTGTTCCACTAACCATTTTTTACAAGCAACTTGATTACTTGAAAAACTATTGATAAAGTCTTTTAATCTATGTGGATATTCTCTTAATACTATTCTATTTAAAGTATCACTAAAAAGACCTAAATCATAATTAAATTTTATTTCTACCTTCGGCACTTCCATTCTCACTTATTATAATCGCTTTGTTTCTATCGTAGTCTTGAAAATTATGTACTCTGTGTTGTACATATTCATCTGGCCAAAAAGAATACCATTCAGGATGTTTATGATAAAACCACTTATCAGTACCCTCAAATAACATGGCCAAATTATCTTTATTCTTTTTAACAGATTGATATATATGGTCACACTCTGCATTATTAAAAGCATATACTCCACTATTGACATTACATGATGTATATGTCGATTTATTTAATTTCATTTTTTCATTATCAAACCAATGTACATGACTTAACATAACTCTACCTTTGACTTTATTTTTGATATAATAGTCAATAAGAATATTTAGGTCACCTTGGATAATGATATCTATATCTAAGAATAAACAATCACCTAAATTAAGTCTTTTATCAAACAAAGTCATCTTTTTCCAAGTGTGTCTATAACTCATATCAATTGGTAAAGTTTTGACACCAGGTATTTCTCTATCTGAAAAACAATAGTCGATTGGTAATTTTTTTAATTTATCAACACTATATTTGTTTCCCCAAAAAGCAGATATTATATTCATTTTAATTTCTCTCTATGATATAATGGATAGTATTTTTCAAATTCTGGATATTCATCTAATAAATTTGTATTTCTTCTTTTGTCTAGTTTAGATAATTCATATATGCCTCTTATAAAAACATTATGATTTCTTTCTTTATCATTCATTAATGTTTTCATATGTGCTTTTTTATTATAAAAATATAATGGTTTATACTTCTCAATATATCTATCAGCTATATCTTTAGGTATATTTACAGCTCTTGCCCATACTGGAAATGTAAGACCATTATTTAATCTAGGTTTTATATTAAATGTATCATATACGAAATCATGTACCTCATTCAAATAACCTATATTTAATAATTGAGCTGTTGTGCTAAACGAGATTTTTACCTTTGGCAATAATGCCATGTTTTTCATGTTTCTAACCTTTTCTTCCCATATGGTACCTGTTCTAATATACTCGTCTTTTTTACCAACACCATCAACTGAAAACATAATAGTTATTTTCTTAAAATATTTAAATAAAGAAAAAACTTCAAAGTTTTCTGTCATAGCATTTGTCACCATTCGTAACTCTAAATTTTTTGATAAATCATTTTCAACAATCCAATTTAAAAATTTATATGTTTCAGGATATAGTAAAGGTTCACCTCCAACTATCTCTATTTGATTTGTTGTAGGCAATACCTTTTTTAAATCTGCATAAAATTTATCCATGTCCATTTTCTTAGAAGGATTAACTATAGAATTACCTGACCATTCACCATGTCTTTTCATCTCAGCTGCTATTTTAGATGATGTGTGAGGGTTACACATAACACATTTTAAATTACAAAGATTGCCAAATATTTTAATTTTAAAAGAATCCATATCTGTAGGTTCTAAATCTACATTTTTGTCCTTTAAAATACTTTTTAAAGTTTCTTGTTTTAAAGTATCTAATTTATCTGGTCTTGTAGTATAGACATTCTGCAATCTTTTAGAATTACCTGAACTTTTTTCCATTGTTATACACTTGAAACATGTTTCTCTAACTAATGGAGATATATTATCTTGTAACATATCATATCTTAATTGTTTCATATAATCGGAGTTAAAAAACTCCATAGGTGGTTTATCAACTATATTATCTCGTTGTTGCTTTGCTATACAACATGCTTGATAATCACCGTTTACGGTTGTTGAGAATTGAACAAAAGGTAATATACAAAATGGTTTTATCATACCCTATTAGATTGCCTTATTGTAGTAAACTTTCCTTTACCACATTGTCTAGCACAAATCATACAAGGTTTTACATCCCAACTTGCCGGCATAATATACTCATACCAATCTTCTTTTAATATATCCTTAAAATCAACTTCCCAAGCCTTTTTATAATCTCTATAATCTAACAACTCATTATCAATTCTATTATTACTATGTCTTGGTAATAAGCCGTTAATTTTATGATACTCGTATGACCCTATCCAACAACAAGGGTGTACATAACCCATACAATCTATAAAGACATCATTTCTTCTTTGAACATGACAATCAATTGTGCCTTTACTATCTCTTGTTGCATTATCTCTATTCTTTACAAACTTATCTAAACTCTTTTGAGTATTAACATTTATTTCGTCAGCAGTCAATTCATTTACACTTTTACCTGCCCACTTTTTACTTGTTCTATCTAGTTTATCTGCTCCTAATTCTGGTAAATTATATGTTTCAGGCTTATATCTTTTAATACTGTAATCTTTATTTTGCCATTTATATTTCATTTCTTCTCTACCATAAAATCTTTGAGTATTAACGGCAGTAAATTGTTCAAAACCATATTCTTTTGCTAGTCTTCTAGCCTCTTCTTCTTGATGTTGATTATGACCAAATCTTATAAAAGACCATTCTGCTTTTCCACCACCTTCCATAAAAGCTCTAGCGTTTTCTATAACTCTATGATATCTTGTATTTGTTCTATATAAGTGGTGTGTATCTTCTAAACCATCAATTGCAAAATTAATTAAATGTCTTTTATCTTTTAGTAAATTGCCATACTCTTTCCACCACTTTGGAGATTTCATACCACCGTTTGTGTAATTCTTAAACATACCATGAGGAGTTAAAACTTCTTCTACAGTATGTTTTGTGATTTCAAATATGTCTTTAGCAAATACGGGGTCGCCCATATTACCACAGAATAATACAGATTTAGCTTGTTTTAAATAGTTTTGAAATATTTTTTTATACTGGTCTATAGTAATTTCTACTAAGCACAGTTTAGGGTGTTGTTTTAAATTACCGTTTTCTACAATGTTTCTGGAACATTGAATACATCTGGCATTACACTTGTCGGTTAATTCTATATGGAAAGAAAAGGCTTTATTAAAGTCGTACATATCATATTAAAATTGTGACACTACACTAACCAAATCTTTAAAAGTTTCGCACTTTCTTAATTTAGTTTTTAATTCTCTATTATCGGATTGTTTTACATGAGGCAACTCAAAAGACATTAATTTGACCTTAAACATATCTTCTTTTATTTGGTCATTATTGTAATCAATAGTATCAACAAATATCTTTTTAAACATTGTTTCTAAAGAAGCTTCAACTTCAACCTCTATTTCTTTTACTTTTCCACCTTTTATAATACCTTCTTTTTTTGCAATATCAATCAACTCTTCTCTAAATACTTTTCTTTGTTGATTACACCATTCATCTGTATATGAATGTATATCTTGAACTGAGGTAACTTTCATAAGGTCTTGAAAATCAGGATGGCTCTCATCATGTTCAATAACATAAGGTGTTAATTCACCATCTTTGTCATCCTCACTTTTAATTAAGATTTCAATTGTTGTTCTATCGTTGTCAGAATATCTAGCTGACCTAAAATTTTCTCTAGTTATTTGCATTAATTAACACTCCTATTTTTTTCAATATAATCATATAAATTATAAACTGGTTTCCAATGGTATTTAGTTAACAATTCTATGTTAGCTTTGTTATCAATTCTTTCGTTTTCACCACCTATTCTACCTTCAAAATCAATGCCAAAGTGTTTCATTAAATCTGTAATTTGATGTGAAGTGCCAGAACCAATGTCTATAATACCATTTATCTGTCTTTCTGATATTAACATATGCAAGGCGTCAATTAAATCATTGACATGTATAAAATCTCTTTTATGATTGGTGTTTATCCATTGAATATCATTTCTTAATATCTTAGTTATTAACATTTGTTCTCTACCACCAGGTCCATAAGCAGTTGTAAATCTCATACCTAAACTATTAGGTGGTGCAATCTGTTCAATTGCATGTTTACTTAATGCATAAGGATTTC